TCTTGTAAGTTTGCACTAAACATTACTTTGCTTTCAGCCATATGCTTGTGATATTCATCCTTGCTGAGATTATGTTCTTGTGCAATGAACCATTCATACTCTGGCATACTTGCTGCAAGATCCTTAAAGATATCTAGTTGCTTCTCTGGAGCAAGCCTATGCGGGAAGATAATCTTTTGTTTCTTTACTACAGTGTCATATGGTTGCATTACTGCTGGCAAATATTCCATTGGCCAACCCACGATATGACAGTTAGGATCATAGCTTTTATCTAATGGAACATCAAACAATGTCTGCAAGAACATGTCTAAGTGAAACTGAGTTGCAAAGAAATTATCATCGTAACAATAATACATGCTGCGCTCTGCATTGCGTACCCACGGATCATCGCCAATTAGTCTGCCTAAAAAGTCATGTGGATCATAGCTGCCGGCGTGCCACATACCACCAATGCGAATTTTAACTCCAAGTAATTCAGCCATATATTTTAGCTGTATTACAGTTGGGTTCCATGCATCAGTGTACAGAAAATAGTCGCCATCTTTAATATTACCAAATGCAAACTCACGACTAAGTTCGATCATTTGCTGTGCTTTGTAGTTGTTTGTGCCAGCAAAATTTAAAAAGGCACCAGGTGTTGTTGCCATTGGCACATCACCACCTGATACCTTAATAACATCCAATCCTGCTGCTCGCATTTGGATTGGTAAATGTTCTTTCCATTGTTTTGTATATCTTGTGTCGACTGCTTCGATATCGACAATGTAAACTTTACTCATATTTTGGGTTCCATTTTAACATAATCATGCTTGCATACTTCTCAGTCTCTGGGGACAGAAATATAACAATGCTATTGTAATAATGCATTGAATCTATTTTAAAATCTATATTAATGCGATATCCTTCAGCAGACATAAATTCTTTAACCTTGCGTAGTCGCATGTTACTTGCACGATATTTGTATAAGCCTTCCCTGCTTGGAAATGGCAACTCCAGCCGAAGCCAATTAGCCTCGACTGGAGCATAATCAATAATTTCTATTTCGTTCAGGGTACAATCCTAATGTAGGTATTATCCATACCTACATTTTTTACCATAGTAAACAGTCGTTCTGCATGATCTGGATGTAATCGTACACAACCCTTACTAGCAGGGCGTCCTAACTTGCTAATATGATCAGTGCCATGGATAGCATAGTTGCCGCTATAGAAGATACTAAAGGGCATTGGTGCGTTATTATAACGACTGGAGTAATGCATTTTACGCATTAGATATGGTTGATATTCTCCAGTTGGGGTACGCGCGCCATTGCCAGCAGTGCTAACAGGATAGACTTCTTTATGTCCATCTTCTGATTGGACAATCATTCTCTGCTCGCTGATATCTACTGTAATAGCTACCCAACCGGCTTGTGCTGGGGTAACAAAAAGAGCAGTAAGAACTGCTCCCACTGCTGCAATCTTACTCCATGTCATAACGAGCGTCCTTTTTCCAGTTGTCAACTACGCGATCACCGCGCCTCCACCTGGAATACTGTCCCCAAGGACTATCGCCCTTGTAAAGATGTGCTTCATTAAACACGTAGCCGTATTCTACGCAAAACTTACGGTAGTTGTCGAGATCATCGAAAATCTTATTCATTTGTTCCTTCATAGGACTTCATCCTCATTTACATTAATAGTTTCAAATTTTACAAAAGTTCCGTTTTCGTTGTCTTCGCTAACTTCGATCCATACTTCTCTCCTTGGATACTTGGAGTTAATTTTAAGATATAAATCCTCTGCGATCATTTCGCAAGACTTATAATCCAGTTGCAATTTACCCTGACCATAAAGATTGTTGAGCCAACGTTTGAATTGGATAAACTCAATGTCTCTATCATCGTGGAATACTTCAATATATACTTTAAAATGAAACACATGTCTATGGGGATGACCAAGAAAACTTACATCATATTCATCGCCAGTTTTTAGTTTGGGATCCTCTAGTGCAGCAGGATAACGGTGAATACCTTCCCTGCTAAATGTTACCCAAATCATTTTGTTTGCAGTTGTTTTGTGCATGTTCGTATCCTACTGTAAATGAGTGGTTTTGTCAAAGCTTATTTTGGCATTACCAATATATAAATGCTCTATTAAATCCGGCTGGACGATTTAAGCTGTCCATAAATGCCAAACGCCATTCTTCCGTTTTACGGTCATATCCGCGAGTCCAAAAAGTATCTACGTTAAGCTTGCCAGTTTCAATTTGGCTAACTGCTTCTAGCATACAAGCATGAAAGTCCAAATCGCGTGGGCTTGGGCACATGATTGTGATAGCATTCCAAAGCCAATAATCAAATGTGCTAGCAATCTTAGGATGCTTGGAACTAGCGAGTACTAGTAATGCATTTGGATTAAAGATGTCTTTCGTTAAAGCGTAATCATTATTACTGAGATCAATAACAACGTCATACTTCTTTTGTGGATATTCAATTAGATCAACATTGTGTTCTGTTTTCCAAAAGTCAACGTTGTGCTTACCAATCACATCAATCTTAGTCACATGGCGTAACGCAAAGTTCTTATAGACAATGCTGCTTAAAAACCCGCTGCCAATGATAGCAATCTTTGGATTTTCCATGTTAACAGCCCGCCAAACTTTACGGAAAATATTAATGCCGCAAGCAATAGGTTCTACAATGTATTTTGGACTTAGCTGAGGAACCTTAACATATGTTTGATATGCAGCATTATAGAAATCTGCATATGCAGGCTCGCCGCGTGTAGCAACAAAATCTCCTACTGCTACGTCGCTAATGCCGTGTCCAACTTGTGTAACAATACCAAGTCCTTCATGTCCGTGCATCCATAGTGGCAAGCTAAACTGACCTTGCATCATGTCGATATCACTGCGACATACGCCAGTCATTATAGCTTTTACTTCGATTTCATTATCTTTAATTTCTGGTTTGTTCCACGTAATTTCTTCGTAGAATCCTTGTCCAGTCGTAGTCAATAGTTTTACTTCACGCTGCATTTATTTCCTCTAGCATCTTGTGAATCCATATATCTTGTAAACGTTGACTAGTCCAAAAGATACTATTATCTTGATGTTTTATCACAGTTTGTATCATTGTACTATATGCTTCTTCTGGGCAAAGACCTAATTCGTAAACGGATCTGTTGCCAAAGTGTAAGCTAACGTCATCTTCCCTCATGCTACGCCAATCAGCAAGTAACCAAATTCGTACATCACCTAATGATAATTCCACTGAACAAAAATCATCTACATCATATATGCCGTTTGGTTTAACATTACCATAATCACTTGATGTTAAGTCAATTAACTTTGAACGCTGCTGAACATTCTTCCTGTTGATTGAAAATCTGCGGAAATTCTCAGCTTCAAACATGGGAATATAGCTTAACAAGTGTGGGATTAGATCTCTACTAACGCCGCCCCATGCCAGCTCTTTAGTGGTGAACCAGCTTCCAGGATTGGGAACGCGATTATAATTAATCCAGGCAATACGAGCAAAGTTCGTTGATTTTGAATCTGCAACCATATCGTCAATATTAGAACGATATTGATTGTTCTTAACCATCATGAGTCTAACAGGTGCATCCAATGCTTTTTGCCAACGTTGTGCTGTCTTGAATCCTGGTTTCTCAACAAACACAATGCTGTTTTCTTTTGGTTTAGACTTTACATATTCATAAAACAGTTCTTCATGCGTAAAGTTGGGAGTACAGATGTGGACAGTATCGTACTGTCCACTTGCACATGCTTCTTTAAAGTCAGTAAACGTTGGATTTTTAGTTGCATCCATATCAACAGTTACAACATCTGCACCTAATTTAGTAAGCACATCAACGTATAACTTACCGATACCTAATCCAACTACTAAACTTTTCATTTGTCATCCTTATAATCTGACCAGTCAGTGTAAACATCCTTACCAAGCAAGCTTTGCAAGTGATGTGTCCATACACCTGGATTGCTATAACCCCACTGCGTGTCATCTATTTTAAGTGTAGCATGATAGTTAAGCAATTTAATGTAAGGTATCTTAACACTAATCATTGGAATAAACCTATAACGATCACAATAACCAGCTTCATGTACACGATTGATATCTGCAACATCAAAATCTAGTGTGACCCAATAGTCTGTATTATCCAAATAATGATGTATAAGCTTTTCAAAAGCTTTAGCAGTTTTCATATCTATGTTACGATATGTTTGACTTGTACCAAAGTACAAGTGCTCTACAATAAATCCATCATCACGTAGATCATTAATCTCTGTAGTAATTTCATCAATAGATGGAGTGCCTACAATGAATAATGTCTTGGTACCGTAAGCTACAGTATGTTCAACTTCGACACCAGTAAAGAATGTACGTGTTTGTCTATTTTCTAATCTTTTCATGCTGCCTCTTTAGCTAGTTGCATCATCTGTTGGAACTGTTCATAACTTGCACGAACAGCAGGATTAGAATTGATAAGATTCTTTTGTTCCTGCCATTCACGTTCCATAACTTCTAAACGACGCAGTAAGTTAGCAATTTCAGGCATTAGAGCAACTGTAGCTTTTGCACCAGACGATCCGTTAGAATAGTCTGCTGCTGAATATACGTTTATATAGGTGTTATCACCTTCAATCTTAAACATCATTATTTTTCTCCAAACATTGAATTAAATGAAGCTTCAGTAGTAAGCACTTCTTTTTCTTTAACTTCTTCTACAATTTCTATTGGATTAGAAGGCGGAATAATTTCAACAATTTTATTAAACCCAGCAAGAGATGTAAGAACTTCTTTTTCTTCCTTAGCTAATAATTCTGTTAAATCTATCACTTCACTTGGCGGGATAACTTCCATGTTTTCATTAAAGCTTGTTTTACTGTTTAATGTTTTCTTACCAACTGCGCCACGCTGACCAATGATACGTAGATAGAATCTATCGTACTTTTCAATCTCTGCTTCTGCCTCTGCACGATTTGTTTTAGAGAATATACGGTCAATAATATCCCTAAATACAATACGTTCAAAACGTTCATCAATAAGCATTGCTGGATACATACCCTTGTTATAGTATGCATCATTGGCACGTTGTACAGCTAAGATATGTAACCAAGTATTATGCCCCATTTGCAGAGCGTAGCTAAAACTATCCCAACTTGTCTTAGACACTACACCCATTTTGTTTGCTTGCTTTGGTGGGTATATACAAATGTCCTTAACTTGTAATAGCTCTGATATAGGGCTATCTTCAAATTCTGATACAATCCCTTCTTGTAGCAGACCATCACGTAATGTTCTAGTATCTCCACTATATTTGCGATCATCGATACTTGGTTCCATCTTATAGATCCACTTCTGCTTATCTTCTAATCTAATGTTTGTGTAGATTAAACCATTAGCATTAGCTAAAAATGGACTTGCACAATCAAAGCTGATAGTAAAGTTAGGATTGTAATACTTGCGTACAGCATTCTGTAAGTCAGTTAGTAGTACTGCCCATTCCATCTTGCTAGTTCCTAGGAAGTGCATCCAATCATGCACACCTTCTTGTAATAGACCATCGAAGTGTAGAGCTACAAGTCGCTTCAAGATCAAATGTATATCACACATGTTTTGACCACCCATAGCCCAACCATTAAAATGCTTGTCATACTTCTTTGGATCACAGAAGTTTTTCATCTGCTGATACCAATCCTCTGCATCAGCATGTGTTTCACCTTGTAACACGTTGAGGAACTTACAAGCACCAGTCCTATTTTCAATAAAGAATTGGTTATTGTATTTGGTAGCATTGACAGCTTCTTGATAGCTTGTAATACCAGTAGCTTTGATGCCCGCTGGACTACGACTTACCCATGCTGGAATATCTAAAATAATTCCATAGTCCATGTAAGCGTCCATCCAGTTAAGAACTTGCTTACGCTTTTCTTGTGCAGCATCTAATTTTGCTTGATAGATTTTAGCATGATCAATTCTTCTTTGTCGAGGATTTCCGTTTTTGTCAAGCTTGGGATTGCCGGTTTGATCCAAAATATCAACATAATCTACACCTTTAGCAATTTGTTTTGCCATTTCTGCTGCTACTTCTGGACCAGTTGGATCTCTCCACTCGCCTTCCCATTTACCTTTACCAATTTGGAATCCACCTGAATCACCAAGCATAAAGCTACTGCCATCACGTGGACGATCACGAATCATACTTTCTTTTGGTACATCTTGTGTAATGTCTAATTGTGCGTGACCTGCTGAATGCAAACCCCATGGATAATAGAACACACTTTTGTTGGGGTCTAAAAAGTTTAGACCCTCAACACCCTTTGTAAGTTTAGCGGGAATACGTTCTTTTGGAACATAATTTGAGTTATGTCGTTGCCTGCTTACCGCAGTATTATAAAATGTAGAAATGGCAGGCAAAAATACTGCATACTTGGGTCTGTTTAAATGATCGCCTTTTTGAAACTCATATAACTCATGATTTGATTGTTTGTTAGATTGCTCTGCCAAAATTTACTCCTTATTTTGAAAGCATGGGAATAATGTAATCATAATTAGCAATACCTGAATCTACGCTAATCATCATACCTGGGCCACCCATTTGAATTGTTTTGTCGCCAGAAAGTGTTAGTACACTATTTATCACTAATACTGGGACAACAATTGTTTCCTTCACTTTTTTATCTACGCCTGTATGAAATACAAAGCTGCCGTTGTGAGACGAACTATCACCAATCATAGCACGTACTTCACCGTTCTCAACACGGAAAGTAACAGCTTTCTCTTCAGGGTGTGCAGATGTTTGATACTTTAGACGTTGCTGTGCAGCTACAGTTGGCTCAAATGATACGGGCCAACTTGTAACGTTGAACTTAAGTAAAGGTTCAATGTTTTCGATAATATTTGAAGCCATTAAACGAAACTCGTTCTTAAAGTCTCCAGTCCCGTTTTCAAACTTAATGCTAACTGGTTGTTCGAGATTATTAACAGATTTACGATCAACAGTTAATTTTGCATCTTCATTTTGATACTCTGGAATATTGAGCAGCGTATTAAGAAGAGAAAGATTAGGAATACCAAACAATCCTTCAAATTCAGGAATAACTCCATGTAGCTTTGCACGTAGTACAACTGAACGCTCCTTTTCAGTAGAGCTTAGTTTTGTCTCGGTTGTTGTACCATCTACCCTGAGATTATCGAAACATCCGAGGCTAACAGTGTGCTTAACGATGTCAATTAAATAGTCTTTCATGTTTTATCCTATGTTTAATGTTTACAGAATAACGTGTTAATCAACTAAGGTCAAATTATATTAATGTATTAATCGCTACTTAATTTACGGATTAATTCTAATCTTTTATCATGGGTTGGATGATTGAATGTTGGTTGTGGATTAACGAACCCAACATTTGGATATTTTTTAATATAGTTTTTATTACCACCTTTTTGAAAAATCATATAACTGAAAGGTTCTAAATCAGAAATATAATTTTCCATCAAAAACATATTTTTTTGACTTAGTAAATTTATATACATTTTTGGTGTTGTATAAGTCATGGATTTATCCTCAAATTCTCTAAATCCACGCAAAGTATAGCAATTGTTATAATTGAAAATTAAATAACCGCCTGGGGACAAACATTCTACGAATTTATTCAATAAAATGCAAACAATTTCCCAAGGTAAAAATGGAAACTCGTTAAAAACGATTATTGTACCAATAGCATTTTTAGGTACATAATTTATTTCATTTATATTATAGCATCGAAATTTTCTTGAAGTATCTGCAGGAAACTTTTCTTTTTGCAAATTGAAATATTCATTATATCTTTCTAAAATATAAAAAGGTTCGCAATGTTTAACTGAGTCTATTATTTGATGATCCTTAGCACCAAATATTAACCCAGGATAGTACCAATTTGTATGTTGCGAAATCTTATTTAAAAATTTTTCACATTCCAACGTGTTAGGGGGCCATTTTTTTGACCATTCCAAATGTTCATTAAACAACATTTTTTCCAAATTTTCTTTATAAATTTGTTCCCCTGATTTAATGAACAGTTCACTGTTACTATAAACAAGTTTTTTTAAGTGTTGGTTTATATGACCAACACTTTTTTTGTATGTGTTTAAAAGATTTTTAACTTCGTTTGTTATTTCTATATTTTCGCTGGTATCTATGTAAGACAAATTATTATAGATTGAATCTATTTCATCCATATATGTAATTAATCCTTTAGATGCAGATTCTAAATCATATTTTTCAAGCTTTAAAGCTTTTTCTAATAAATCGCTTAATTTGAGTCCCATAACAATATTTAAGTTAACCAAACATTTGGTTAAACGAATTGTTATTTCCAACAGTACTAGATAGATCCCAGTTTAGAACACCCAACAAGTTTTCAACTTTGCCATCAACGATAGTTGATTCCATCGCATTGTGATCAAACGGTAGTTCTAAGAACCATTCTGGCAAGTGATTCTCGTCGATAGGATATGCAACGCTTGTGTAACCAATTGGATTATCCTTTAGTTTACACACAATAACTTTTTGCCCATCAGTAATCTTTTGGCTATAGTTATCGCTAAACATACGTTTGAGAGTATTCCAATTTATAGCAGCTCTCACATGCCCTGGCATGTTAAATTTACCATGCTTCTTTTCCATGTCGCCATAATATGTAAGCTTGTTAACACGCTTTGGAGTACCTTTCTCCCACGCTGGGCGCTTAGTAAATTCCTCGCGGAACGCAACAATCTTTGCAAGTATTTCTGATTCTTGGGCGCCGCATAATACATCCATAAGAATTTTGCTTAAAAAGTCTTGTACAATTTTAGGAGTATCTGAACGCTTAAGATCAAGTCCCATTGCTTTAACTTTACCTGGTTTACCATCAACGTCAAGTCGCTTGTTCTCTTTGTCAAAGATTAGAACTGCATAACGCTTCTTTGTGATATACAATCCGCGACTTGCTACAAGTTCACGACCACCTTTGATGATAGCACCAAGTTCACGTGGGCAGTGGAAAGCTTGCTCCATAAATGCTGGGAAACTTTGGTTAACTTGATCAGCAATAGAATCATATAGTTGAACACAAATCTCACGATTCCATTCCATGCGCCCTGCTTCAACATCATCCTTAATGATAGGCCATGCGCTAAAGTAAACAGAGTCTGTATCACCATAGATAATAGAATCACCGACGTGATCATATTTGCCAGTAATACATTCGTTCACGTAACTGTCCATATGCTTTGCAATACTGCGTCCAGTTAGTGTAGTTGACTGTCCAATTCGCTTGTCAAAGAATCTACAACCAGGATTTAGAATTGCACCATAAAGCGAGTTTAGGTTAATCTTCTTAACTAGCTGACGCTTATCCCAAAACTCAATCTGTTCTTTATCTTTTGCCTCAATTGCTTCCTTTAGTTTAGCTTGCAATTGTTTACGTTCTGCATACCAACGCTCAAGCAATCCAGGCACAACACCTTTGCGATCATAACTAAAGATCGTTCCATTAGCACTTAGTATCCAAGGTTGATTGCTTTTGAAGATCATGTTGTAGACTTCATGTCCAGTAAACACATCTTCTGTGCCGTCACTCCAATCAATAGTAATTTCTACGCCACGCTTTTGTTCCATAACAGCGGTGTATTCGAGACTACCAAAAAGACCTTCCCATGCTTCTGCAAAGGAACACTTTTCTTTATCCATCTTATTGTTGATGTATTGATCAGTCATGATTGGTCTTAGCTGACCAACAATACTTTCAGGAGCCATGTTAAGCGCACGAATAGCTGATGGATAAAGAGAGTTGATGTCAATTGCGCCAATCCATTCATGTAATCCTTTTTTAGGATATGCAACATATGCGCCTGCTGCTTGTGTATTGTCTCCGTGATTTTTTCTATCAGGTACAACTAACCCAAGACTGTGTGCTTCGTTAATAATAGCTTGTTCAGTAAGCGCAACTGCACCCATAGTTGTTTGAATTAGCACAGTGTTTTCATGTGCAAGCACGTTAGACAAATCCATAAACTTTAGCTTTGCATCTAGCTTACCAAGTAGCGCAACGTCTTGTCTGTTATATGCGATAAACTTCTCAAAGTCCTTGTTGTACAGCGCGTCTAAGCTACCTTCATAAATGACTTTGCGTTCACCAAGCTCGTAATCACCAATTGCATCAAGAGAATAGCTGTGGCGTTCTTCGTAAGTATACTTACGATACAAGTTCATGTAATCAACATGTATGCGACCAATGAGATCAAATGTCTGTCGCAACGCACCAAACTTCTCATACTCACGCCCACGTGGCAATTGCTGCCACAAACAAAAACGACGTGTATCATCCTTGCTTAAGATACGTGCAGTACGGTTGATACAATATGGAATATCGTATCCCTCGCTGTTCCATCCACTAAGCACGTCTGCATCCTCGATTAAATCTAAGAATGTTTTCATCATGTCTGTTTCTTCTTCAAACATGAATGTGTTGTCAAACTTAGCTGCAATCTCGTTTGCAGAATCCATGCTCATGCCATTAGGCGGAAGTGCAAGCGTGACAAGCTTGTCTAACCATTGCAAGTAAACTGTGATTGCAGTAATCTTTGTAAATGGATCTTCGGGTGTACTAAATCCTTTCTCAGGATCAAAATCTGTTTCGATGTCGAAGAATGCTACATGCAGCTTGGGCGCATCTTTACCTAGATAGTTCTCTGCAAGGCAACGGAACACAGGGTTGATATCGCTTTCCCATGTTGTTTTGCCTTTACGCATAGCAAGTTCCTTGCGAAACTCTTTATTATTGCGTGTACTAAACCTACTTACAGGGGTATCATAAATTGTTTTGAATTTGCCTTTTGGGTCATCATAATAAAAGATATACTGTGCGGGGTAATCTGTGTAACGTCGTTCTCCGTTAACTCTTTCTACAATGTGAATACGATCACGTTCTCTATCAAATAGAGCATCTACATAACTCATAAAATTCTCCTAGTCACTTACGGCTGACTTACCTCTACATGTGCTATTGCACGATTTTATAATAATACAGTTACGTTTAATCAACAATATTCTTAACGTACTCGATTAAGTTATTAATTTGTAATTTATTATCGTTATGTACTTTATCAAAGAAACTATCAAAAAACCAATTTCTATTATGTTCAGCAAATTCTTCAACTAACTCCACTAAGTTGTTAGTGGGAAGACTTAATAAGTTTTTTAATGAATTTATTTGCCTTAAAATAGGATCATTATCATTATCATAAAATTTTTTATTAAATTTAAATCCAAATTCTTCTAATCTAGTAATTTGATTTAAATTACTATACACGGGTAAAGTTTTGCTTATTAGCGGTTTAAAACTTTTTTCACTCATGTGACCAAAATATTCAATAGTTGATTCATTAACTACGTTAATTAAACAATTTTGATAAGCAATATTGTTAACGTTCCATGCATTTTGCAAATCGTGAACATTTTCAAAATAGTTATCTAATGGAATAGGTAAAAATTTTTCTAAATCGTTTAAAACATCGATACTATCAATTTTTTCCAAAAATGAAATTAAATTTTTGTCTGTTAAATTTGGTTTATGAGGGAAAGATAATATTGCTTTATCAAATTTATATAATAATGAAAATAAAGCTGTTCTAAACCAGTTTTCTCTATTTGATAAAAAACTAAAGTTAAATTGTCTTTGCGAAGCAGATCTTGCTAAGTGTAATTCTTTATTTCCATACCACTTAGGTAAAAAATGTAAATGCTCAATTTGAAAATATTTTATATTGCTAGATAACTCAGGTGGTCTTGGAAAGTTACTACAAACGATAAATCTACTATGATCCATGTTTAGTTTATTTAATCTTGTAAGAGAAAATTTTATCCATTCTAGATCTATAGGATCACCGTGAAAGGTAGCAATATAACATTTCACATTGCCTATAGGCACATAGATATTTTTTTGAGATGGAAAAATTAAATTTAATCCCATCCAAATTGACTTTTGATTTTTAATTTTTTCTAAAGGTTTATATAGATCTAATATTTCTGTTGTAGTATCTCTAACTACTTCATTCAAAGTTCCATGCAATGATTTAATTGAAGTGGGTAAATGATATAATGAAGTCATGCTAATATTTAATAGGCGGCAACAAATTAAAGTTACCGCCTATTAAGTTATTATTCAGTTTTTCCAACTGCGGCAAGAACATCTTCAAGCATACTGAAATCCTCAGCGTGTCTTTGATATTCACCCTTGTGAGCAATGTTGATTGCTTTCTTTAGGATGCCTGGTTTAATTTGTAGTTCTTCTGCTACTGCTTTAATAGTATCACTAAGACTACCATTTAGATCTTCTACTTCCTGAAGAATAGTAGAACCTTCACGAATAATTTGAGTAAGTTTTGCTTTTTCTTCAGCGTTAAAATTACGAGTAGTTGTCATATATGCTCCTTAGATAACACAAGCTAACAGTAATAGGAATAAAAAGCAAAATTAAATTACGGACGACCTTGACCGCGATATGCCTTAGTAGATAGCTTTGCACTGCGGCTCTTTGGGCGACTGTTATTGCTAGCACCAATTGAAGTCTTCTTACCACTGCTGCTACGACCGAGGACGTTCTTTGCTGCACCTTGTGTGCCAATTTTAGCTTTTGACATTTTGATTTTCCTTTTATTGATTAAATGAGTTCAATCCACTCAGCTTTACTTAGTGTTTTGATATTATTGCTAGTTCCAATTGCAGTTAGCAATATTATTGGTCTTGTGTTATCATTCCAATATTGTAATTGATAATTTAAGTTATCAATGTTTCCAGTTCCTGCAACGATTGCTGCGCCACCTGTAACAAACCCGCCTTGAACAAGTTCTGCATTAGTGTAAGTAGCACCAGTTATCCCAACATTATATTCAACTGAACTATTAGTTGGTCTATATTCCCATGTTCCGCCAGTGACATCTGCCCCCATCCAAACGCGATAGTTAATAGTTGCGTTGCTATCAACATACATTCTAAACGCGCTTGGAATTACTATCGAATGATTTCGATTTTCTCTCAATCTAAATGCAATTAATGGAACTTCGGTCCCCGCGTTGCCAAGATCAGTTGCGGATGCTATAGTAAATCCTCTGCCGCATCCATGTATTACACCTTGCAAATTGTATCCGCCTTCAGATACAACACTAGCACAGATTTGTTTCATTGTTGAACTTGCAGATTGTGCAGTTACGTTTTTAATTTCATAACGCAAAGGCAAACAAGCAGTAGTCATGTATACAGTAGTGTTTCTGTTGTCGTTGTGGAAAATATGTGCAATCATAGGTGCACCATCAACAATAAAACCAATTCTAACATCGCCTACGCCTAACCATTCGATATCCATCCACATAATGTTTGTTTTGCTGACATCTAATGTTGGGGAATTCAATCCTCTATCTGTTGCATTAGCACTTTTGCCAGTGCCATCAAATTTATCTACGTTCCAATCTGCTTGTGCAATTCTGCGTTCTACTATAGAACCAGTAGCATAACTTCTTATTACTAGATAATTTGTTACACCATCATTTTCTAGATAAACGCCGTTGCGAGAATCAAAGTATCCAACACGTTGGCGCAGTCCAGGTTTTGGTGTATTAAAAACGAATGTGTTAAGGATTAATAAACTTTTTCCAGGCTGATAAGGCATGACAATTTTACTTTGACGAATAACTTCGTCGTTTATTGCAGTGTTTACTGTCATAGCTACTGAGCTTTCGTTTGGAAGATAAGTTTTGCTTGCTCCCCCAAAAATTTCAGTTGTGAAACGATTACTTTCAACATGCATCTGTTGACTATCAAAAATTGTTGAAGGATTACTAACACGTAATCTATTAAATGCATCAACACTTGCACCACTAAATTGACCATTTACTCTGAGGAGAGGTTGCCCAGCAGCGTTATAATCCATCGCTTTATGCAGATCCCAAAGATTCTCTTCATTTGGATGGATATAGTTTGTTCTATTATAATCCCTGCGATAAGGACCTTCTCTACCTGCCATTTATTAGCTCCAAGGTCTTCCAAGTTCAAGTGTAGTGGCACCATCATCTGGATCAACATTATTTCCGTTGTATGGATTTGGCAACTTATTGATATCATAAGTACTGCGAGGATTTCCTCGAGCTGCTCTGTCTAGTGCAGCTTGATCAAGTTTAGCTTTTTGTCTAGCCTCTCGAGTTGCTAAGTGTGATATTCCATTTGCTGACATTATTTTGCTCCAAAAACTGCACCAGGATACATTGCTACCGTGCTGCTTTTGATATCAGCTATGTCTTTTGGTCCGTTGATTCCGCCGCCTGCATCTGTAGTAACAGCTTCAATTCCAGCAATACGTTCCTGAGGTTGATTGCTGTATTGTGTTTCGCCTGAACTAAGCAGCCCAGCTATCTGCTTCATGCGAGCTAGATCCTCATCGCTGCCAGCTTCAATTTCAACGCTTAACTCTGGTTTAGCAGCACCTTGTTGACTGTTAGCTTCAATGCTATCGATCATGTTTAAAACTTGTCTAATAATATCCGTTGCTCGCATAACGTTTTCCTAAAAAATAGCTTATGTTATTTATTGCTTTTAAAATAAATATTCATATGCAAACCATCTATACTTTTAGTTACACTCCGGCAATTGCTACTGGTACAAACACAATAGGTGTTAACTGGCGCATGGCTTATCAACAGCCTATTATGTTGTATAAAGGCACAGCTAACACAATTAAAATAGTAGTTTTTGCTACAAATCAACGTGTGGTTAATTTGACTGGATATGAAATTCAAGTTCAAATTGTTGACAAAGAAACTGAAGAACATTATGTCACACGTACAGCAATTGTTGCAAATCCTACTTCTGGGGTAGGTACAATTACATTTACAGAAGCTGAACTTAGAAATTTAGAAAACAGATTCTATCATATCATTGCTAGGTTAGTTTTTCCTGGTGATGGTAGTTCTGTAACTACAAGTGAAATTTTATACCTAGATGACAATTATGGGGCATTTTTGCCTATACAGATTGAGAATGCGTGGAACTATCAACCTACTATTATATCAACAGAGAATGGAGCGCAAGTGATTAACTTTAGAAGCATAGGTGAAACTCCAGATAGCTATACTGGACATGCTGGAAAATTATTACAAGTTAATAGTTTAGAAAATGCAATAGAATTTACTAATAATATTTCAACTATCAATATTGGCGATTTATCATTCTCAAACTCAACCATAGATACAAGCTTGTTAAATCTTAATTTTAATTTTGGTACACAAAGGATATCGTTTATTGATAACTCTGTTGACCCAGACCATAACTTTGGAGACGGTGGGTTTATAACATTTAATGATGATACCCACACAACTGATGGGCCAAGATTTGAGATATGGTATGGTAATATAGCTGAACCAGCTGATCCTTCGGGGCAGCATAGTTTGGATATAAGAGCAGCAGCAAATAGCTATGTTGAATTAGCAAGTCACGACCTAAACAGCTTTATTGGTGTTGACGATATTGGTCCATTTATTCAGACACAGTGGCAATCTGAACCAACAAAAGCTTGGAGATTCTTAGGTGACGGAGAACTTAGATTACCAAACGTTAATAGTTCTATTACAAGTCTAGATGGCAGATTATCTTTAGTTTTAGCATACAATGATATTAGATTTAATAGATTAGATCTTGATGGCAGCACATTGCATTCAACTATCTTTGATACAAACGGCGACGTTTATACAGATGGTGATTTGTTGCCAGGATCACTTGATTTAAGTCCAACACCATTGCATAGTTTAGGGTCGTCTACACATCCTTGGAAAGATCTACATCTTGACAATTTAGTAATATCAAATGGAACTATTAGTCCTACTAATGGTAATTTATCTTTAGTTGGTAACATTATTCCTACTGTAGATAACACATATGATTTAGGTAGCCCAACAAATCAATGGAGGCACTTGTTTGTTGCCAACGGCAGCGTTTATATTGATAACATTAAACTTACTAACGTAAATGGCAAACTTGCAATTACTAAAGTTTTAAATCCTGGAGAAGAAAATGAAGAACCAGATCCAGAAGATAGTGATGCTAGCAGCGAACTAAAAACTGTAAATGAATTAGTAAATGGCGAACATGTATTTGCTTTAGAGTCTAACGGCACACTAACACTTGATGGCAGTCCATTTACTGGTGGCGGTGGAGCAGGGGCAGTTCAGCCATACTTACAACTAACTAATAATCCAATAATAGTCCAAAATGTAATATTAGGTCCAACTGTTACTATAACAGCAGCTCCAGCTGGTAATGGCGCTGTATTTGAAATGTTAATTGAAGAAGGCCCTGTATTAACATCAAGTATATTGCAACCTGGCACTAATTATGTTGTTGGACAAAAGTATATAATTTATCATTATCAAATTGGTGCTCCCACTAGCGCAGGTGATTATTCATTTGAGGTAACAGGAGTTAACGAAACAGGTGGAATAACAGCAATCGATAATATAGTTTGGGGCGGAGCAGGAAATCTTCCTGGTACATATAGTCAACTTAGCATAGATTATATTCCATCTGTAATTGATCAAATTGATACAGGGTTAGCATTAACAAGAGATAATATTAGGGGATTGTTTAATATTGTATCTGAACAACAATATGATAACAACAATCACACTAGTCCAGTAGGCACAGAATGGAATTCTGATGGGTGGGGCAATTTAACTAATATTGCGTCAAGAAATTATACAACATTGCGATCTGCTTTGAATAACGCAATTGGTAATAACATTATTGGCAAGCAGTTAGTGATGCATGATATTGCTAATGACAAATATTACAAATTTAATTTTACTGCTTGGGGTGAAAATAGTGCTGGTGGATTTGCTTACACTAGAAATCTAATAACAGATCCAAACTTCTTTGAGAAAAAAGATAACGGCAATCAAATTGACATATTTGTTGAAGATGGCGAAGGTGGACCCGGCATTGGTATTACTAGAGCAGGAAACAATAGTATCTATAACCCATATAGAGAAGAAGGTTATTCTCAAAACTTAAGCCCACTAGGTACAGTATGGAATGCAGATGGCTGGGATGATTTATCTAACATTACAACAAGAACATATTCAACTTTTTACGGTGCATTTAATGGCGGGTTAGGAAACAAAGTACCTGGTTCTAAAACTATAATGCATATTCCCGAAACTGGAAAGTATTATGCTATACAGTGGATTAATTGGACACAGGGTGGAAATGGCGGAGGCTTTAGTTATCTACGTTATGAAATTGATTTAACTAAGATCAATGAAGGCATTAAATTCCCAGATGGCACTATATTAAAATCTGCTGAGGGCGTTGGTCGTGTAAAATCAACTGCTTCCGGCAACAGGAGAATTGAGGAAGTAGCAGGAAATAGTACTGTCTCAGTAACACAGAGATTATTCAATAATCTAACTACTGTTACATCTAGGGCAGGAGTTAATACACAAGAAATTTGGATTGATACTACAACTACTACTATAGATGATGTAATTGAAAATCCACAAAATTATGGCAATGCTTACGATTTTGAATTTTCATTTGACACCACTAATTGGTATAGGTATAACTTTGGTTATGCAAGTGATGGCAATGAAAGAGGGTTTTATATATCCCCTGCACAGGTAAACTATGATCAAGGCAACACTGTTTACTTTAGATACAAGACAGGTGGTGAACCTGTAGTGTGGTGGAACAAAGCAAATTTACCCGGGGGCGCAGGGAACTTCAGAGGTGCAGTTATAGACTATCATGCTTATTCAGGTGAAG